AATAGTTGAATATTAAACAATTAACTCTAATTTTAGAATTTTGTCTGCATCCGACATCTTTATGACATAGAATGATCTTGCTTATTGTCAGACAATATGTAAGATTACAATCATGAACATTGAAGATTTAAAAAACAAAAAGTTTCTACCGAACTCCGAACTTCACCAATTAGTGGATTTAATGTTTTCGGAAATGTCGATTCACACCATCGACTCATTCACAACCAAACGCCAACTCGCTTGGAGAACCAAGGAATGGTTTCAAGACAACGGACTGCATCACTTTGCGGATCGTTGGAGTTTGTGCCTTCTGATTGGTGGACTCCTAAAGCTTTCTTGGCATAACCAAATTCGCCAAACCAAGCGGATCATTCAGTCATGATTTTAGAAATAGCATACTTCGCATACCTAGCATTTATCCTTTGGATCATAAGGGGGGAACTATGAGAGAAACTGAAAAGCTTGTGAAAAATATCGCTGAACGAATGAATAAAAGCGTAAAAAAAATGGATCAATTCTTGAATCAATTTGAGAAACATTTGATTAGACAAAGCCCAAAAGAAGAAAACATTCGCAACAAAGAAGCTTGTAAAACGGATGACAAAAAGTAAGATCATTTCCATGACCGAAAAAAGAAATTGGGGTGGCAAACGCCCCAACCAAACCGGAAGACCAAAAATACCTGGAGATCAAAAGCGTGTAAAAGTTGGTCTCCGGGTAAAGCCCGAAACGAAAGCCTATTTGGAATCCGGTGAGGGTTCAATGGGTAAGCAAGTTGATTCCCTAGTTGTGTTTGCTAAGGCAAAGAAAAAGAAGTTGACATAATTCCTTACAAAAAGACCCATTTTATTATGGGTCGATTGGGAATAAAAAAGGCACTCCTCCGTAGGGGTGAAGTTGTAGAGGCACTGGGTATTTCCCAGGAAACTTTTCATGAAATGATCAAAGAAGGTTTGATCACGCCACACTACTACAAACCAAATTCACGCGCACTTTTCCTAAGAGACCAAATTGAAAAACTTTTGGAGACTTGGGCAAATGCGGAAAAAGTCGCGTAAGATTAAAGGTGTGGACATTTCCGCACTTTCATCCCGGCAACAGGAAGCTATGAAAAAGCATTCCGTTCATCATACCCCAAAACACATCCGGGCGATGGTCAGAGAGATGAAAAAGGGAGCATCGTTTGCCAAGTCTCATAAACTTGCAATGAAGGTTGGAAAATGAGCGAGGAATACGATTCCGAAAAAAACAAAATGTCGAATGAGCCGGATGTAAACCGGTTGCAAGCAGAACTTGAAAGCATTCTTGAGGATGCAAATAAGCACACCGCAAGAAGACAAGAATACGATGATATAAGACTTTCAAGGTGGGAAGGTCAGTCTGCTGACGGACGAAAGCATGAAGACCTATTGGGTTACAAACCGACTCCCTGGGAGGGTGCGTCTGATACGCGAAACCGGTTGGCAGATATGATCGTCAACTTTTATGTGGCGATGGCAATGGAAGCCTTTCAGCGTTCTACCTTGGATGTGATTGGCATCGAGCGTGGAGACTCCCGAAAGGCAAGCTATTGGCGCGACTGCATCAAATACTTTGTAAAGCAGAAGATGATTCCCGAACTTCGCAGGGAAGTGGAGATTCTTGCCCAGGAAGTCTTTTCATCAACCCCGGCAATCGGAATCCTTGGTGTCTACTGGCAACAAGAAACGATCATGCGGATGAGAAATTTTACCATCCAGGATATTGCCACAATGGTTGAATCGATGGGTGGGACTCCGGAAGCACTCGAAGAAATCATCATGCTCATGCGTGACCCGGATATGGAAAGCGAAGCTTTGCCGGTCATGAAGAATGCGTTTCCAGGAGTAAAGGATTCTGTTTTAAAAAAGGGACTAAGGGAGTTTCGAGAAACTGGAGAAACAAAACTTCCTGCACCGGTAGTCCATGAGAATCGCCCCAGGTTTGTTGCCCATCGTTTGAACGAAGATATTTTCCTGGACACAAATACAACCGACCTTGATCGTTGTCGGATTATCATGCGTAGGGAGTGGTTTTCTGAAACCGAACTTCGCGAAAAAATCGTCACCGAAGGGTTCGACCCTGATTTCGTTGAAGAGGTTTTGAGCAAAACCGAAAGTACAAGTGGGATCGGACATTACGACAACCACAAATCACGAATTAGAAATGCATCCATTTTGGGTCAATCCGGTGACGCTGAATATGATGACCTTTACGAAATATTCTATGCCTATACCAGAGTGTATGATGAAGACACAAATGTCCCGGCAATTTTCTGCACCGCATTTTCGAAACATGTAAGTGAGTCCTATGGCAAACATGTCATGCTCGAATATGGTCACAACCAAATGCCTTTTGTTCTTTTCACCAGGGAAAGACTAAGCCGGTCGATTTTTGATTCTAGAGGGATACCGGAATTGGTGATGACCAATCAATTCGTTTCCAAAATAAACGAAGACTTGCAAATCGATGCCTCACAAATTTCATGCATTCCACCTCTAATGGTTAATGCTCGAAGAGGCGGACTTAACACGATAGTCGCACCGGCAAGCCAATTGACCATAAGCAGACCGGACGACATAGGTTGGTTGAATCCTCCTCCGGTATCCCAAGGATCAATTGAGGTTCAAAAGTCATCCGAAGAATCTGCATATAAGTATTTCGGAATGATTGGAGATCCAAACGATATGATCATTATTCGACAAACCGCAATGAACCGGTGGCTTGATTCCTGGAGAGAAGCATTTTCCCAGGCATTGGCTTTGTGCCAACAATATTTGCCACCCGAATTTGTTTCCCGGTTGACCGGTGGAGCACCGGAAGAAATTCAAATCTCACAAGATGACATTCAAGGAAAATATGATCTCATGGTAAGGTTCAATGTTGAGCAGATGTTTCCGGAGTTTATGGAAAAGAAACTTCAAGCGGTTACTCAATTGACCCAGTTCGACACTATGGGACAAATTGATCGAAACGCATTGGTCAAGATTGCATCCGAGCAAATCGATCCAATGCTTGCCGATGAAATTGTGGTAGATCGAGAGACCGCATCACAAAAAGAAATCGAGGACGAACAATCTTCTTGGGTGAAGATTATGAACGAAATTGAACCATTTCCGAAACAAGGCGTGAACTTCGAATTAAGAATGCAGACCGCTCAACAAATTGTACAAACAAGTCAGCAACTTCAGCAAAAAATGCAGGAGTCTCCACTTGTTAAACAACTGTCCGAAAATCGGATGAAATACTTACAATTCGGAATTTCACAAAGAGAAAACGCAAACATTGGAAGAGTTGGCGTAAAACCAGTAATGCAAGGATATTAAAATGGCACATTGCACTAGCAAGAGAAGAAAAGGTGGGAAGCGAAAGAAGAAGTGAATTTCTTTCGTAGGTTTTTCCCTAAAGCAAAAATAGTCAAATACCCTGAACCGATGGCAATCGATAAGATCCGCCAGGTCTTTCTTGACCAAGGTGAAGAGTCTCTGATTTGGCAAGCTTTGGATTCAATCATTGATCGCAAACTCTTGGACTCTGTAAACATGTCAGCAGATCCAGGGAGAAGCCCAAATGAATTATTTCATTCCGGTGGACGCATTGATGCATTGAGTGAATTAAAATTTGAAATTGAGGAACTAAAGTCATGGAAGAATGGGAAGATACCCTCCAGGCAGAATTAGGCGAAAAGGTTGCTGAATACCTTGATAAGGGTCTGACCCTTCGCCAGGTTTTCGGAGTCCTGGAAACGCTCAAGGCAGAACTTCTTCCGCAAATTATGATTATAGAAGGGGATGGAGATGAGGACTAAACCGCGAAGGGGCAAGAAATTTGTAAAGGTCGTAAAAAATAAAAAGACCGGAAGAACCAAAAGGGTTAACTATGGGCAAGCCGGTAAAGCCAGGGATGGAAAAGCAAGGATTCGACCTGGCACAAAAAAAGGTGACGATTATTGCAATAGATCATTTGGCATAAAGAAAAAGCTTTCAAAGAAGAAACAAAACGATCCAAATACGCCAAATAATTTGTCTCGAAAAAAGTGGCGTTGCAAAGGCAAGAAGTCGATGCGTTAAAATGAAAACTTTCTTATTTGCGTCCGACTTGCACGGAGACAAGCAAAACCCGGATGCTGTTGAAGCAATGCTAAAACATTGCGACGAACTCAAGCCCGATGTCCGAATCTTTGGGGGTGACCTTTTTGACTTTAGTCCATTGATGAGATCCGCTGATGCATCTGAAAAAAATGAATCAATGTCAGCAGATGTGGAAGCCGGTTTGGAATTTCTTGAAAAGTTTCAGCCCAATCATTTTTTACTGGGTAATCACGATGATCGTCTTTGGTTGACCGCAAAGAAAAGTTCAATCGGTATTGTCCGCGACACCGCAAAAATGGGCATCAGAGATATTACCAATCGATGCCGACGAATAAACTGCAAAATGTACCCATATGATGTCGAAAAAGGCGTTTTACGGATGGGCAAGGTTACTTTTGTGCATGGTTATTATCATGGAATAACTGCGACCAAAAGACATGCCGAAACATTTTGCCAACCTGGCGGACTAGTAGTTCATGGACATATTCATTCGCTTCAAATGCACACTATCCCCAGGGTTGGTGGAGGTGCAGGGATTAGTGCCGGTTGCCTAGCAACTACAAGGATGGAATGGAACAAAGCAAAGGTAAATCGGTTGGCGCATGAGTGCGGTTGGGTTTATGGAGAATTTTCAAACAAGGGTTGGGTGGCTTATATGGCAAAAAAAGTGGAGGACACTTGGGTATGGAGATAGAATGGGCAAAAAACTTAGAGAATATTCATAAGCAAGTGGCAAGGCTACCTGATGGAGATGGTTGGTTTACCGCAGAACAATTTATGCAAAAGACCGGTACTGGCAGAGCAAAATCATACAAAATAATCAAGCAGATGCAGTTGGATGGAAAGATGGAACATTTCCAGGGGTCTGACTACAATCCTCAACTTGGTCACAATTGTAGGCGTGTTTGGTATCGGTTTATTAACACGGATTAGATTGGTTTTGTTAAGTTCATTTGACTTGGTGCTTTACCAAGAGAAATTTTGATCATCCGTCCGCGCCGGTCTGCGCGAGTGTTCCAACGCCAAAGAATCAAAACTTATGACAGATGAATCAGATGAGGTCGCGCCTCTTGAAACCGCAGAAACAGATAATCAGTCCGACCTGCTGACATTTCAAGATATTGCAGAAGAAGCAGGATTTGGACAGTTCTTTGAAAATCGCGAGGACGAAAGTCCTGATCAAGCTACAGTAACGGAAACCGAAGAAGCTACGGAAGAACCGGAAGTGGAGACAACCGAAGAACCGCAACCTATTGCGGACACGGATACGGAGGGAGTCAAAAAGCGGATTGGCAAATTGGTAGAGGCAAGGGAAAAAGCAAGGGAGGAAGCGGACGCACTTAAAGCGGAGATTGAAAAACTTCGTAGCGACAAACCGAAAATCCGTGCAATGACCGGTCTCGAAAAATTTGACGATGTTGCGAATATCAATGATCTTCAAAAGCGAGAAGAGGATGCAGAGCATCTAAGAGAGTGGCTTTTGCAAAACCCGGATGGTGGCGAATATGTCGATCAATCCGGGGAGGAGCATGAAGTGGATTACGAAAAGGCAAAGAACCTAATCGTGGAAACTGATAGAGACCTTCGCAAAAACATTCCATTCGCTCGCCAAAGAATGATCGAAAGGCAAAGGCAAGACGCGACTGCACTTAATACATTCAAGTGGATGGGTAACAAAAGCACGGAGGAATATTACAAGCTCAATGAAATTTTGCAGAATAATGAATATTTGTCTGAATACGCTAAGAAAGATCCATACGCAATGGTCGTCCTGGGTTATGCGGTTGAGGGGTACAAGACAGTTCATCAGAAACAAGTTCAAAAACCTTCAGTCCAAAATTCAGCGCCTAAAGTGCCAGTTGCTCCGTCTAATGCAAAGCCGAAGGTAATCCAAAAGCCAAAAACGGAAAAAGCCGAACTACTCCAAAAAGCAAGATCAGGAAGATTCGATGACGCGGTTTCATATATTGAATCAATCTTATAAGTCTTAGGAGGACAAAAAATGGCAGGAA